GGATATCCCGGCTGTGTCGTGATCTTCAATTGAGAGGTGTGCTATGAAACATGAAGTTGAAATTCTGAAAGAGGCGGTCGGCAGTATGCTGGTCACTTCTTCGGTAATAGACAAGAAAAATAATATCGTCACGCCGGACAGCCAAGTAGCGCAGTATTATCCGCTTTACCCGAAATGGAAAGCGGAGAGCATCAAAGCCGGAGAAATCCGGTCCTATGAGGGCATCAATTACTATGTAGCAATGGATGTAACCGCCATCGAGAGCCAGCCGCCGGGCAGTGCTGGAATGACTGCAATATATAGGCCGATACCGCCGAGGGACGAGGATGGAAACATCCTTTTTTATTTGCCCGGAATGAACGTGCTCGTCGGTGAGAAATGCTTTGTCGACGATGTCTTGTACGAAGCAATCCAGCAGATGGCACCTTGCAACTGGCCGCCCGGCAGCGCAGGAACAGACGCCGTCTGGCGAAAAGTAACGGTCTAAACGAAAGGAGAAAAAAATGAAGAATATTATTAATACGGCGCAGATCATTTTCGCAGCGATCGGCGGAGGTCTTGGCTGGTTTCTCGGCGGCTGGGACGGTTTTCTCTACGCTTTGGTCGCCTTCGTCGTAATCGATTACCTGACAGGGCTTATGGCGGCGGCTGTAGAAAAGAAGATCTCCAGCGAGGTCGGGTTTAGGGGCATATTCAAAAAGGTACTCATTTTTATGCTGGTCGGCATCGGAAGCATTTTAGACCGGCAGATTATTGGGGATGGCAGCGTGCTTCGGACCGCTGTCATCTTCTTCTATATCTCCAATGAGGGCATCAGCATCATCGAGAACGCGGGCAGAATCGGGCTTCCCATTCCGCAGAAGCTGAAGGACATTCTGGAGCAGTTGAAAACCAAGGAGGACGAGTAAATGAATCTGCATCAGTGCTTTTTGACGCAGAACAACTGCTACAAGGCGGGCAGAACCATTGTGCCGAAAGGCATCATGGTCCATTCCACCGGAGCGAACAATCCCAACCTGCGCCGGTATGTCGCCCCAGACGACGGACTCCTTGGACCTGCCTTGAGCAACAACTGGAATACGGCGATGCCGGGTGGGCTGGAGGTGTGCGTCCACGCGTTTATCGGAAAACTGGCGGATGGCAGTATTGCCACCTACCAGACGCTGCCGTGGAATATGCAGGGCTGGCATGCCGGAGGTGCGGCAAACGATAGTTATATTGGCTTTGAGATTTGCGAGGACGATTTAACCGACGCCTCGTATCTTTCTGCCGTTTATCAGGAAGCGGTCGACCTCTGCGTATATCTCTATAAGCTATACGGCCTGACGGAGCAGAACATCATATGCCACTCGGAAGGTTTTAAGTTGGGCATCGCCAGCAACCACGCCGACGTGATGCATTGGTTTCCGAGGCACGGCAAGAGCATGGACACCTTCCGCACGGCAGTCAAGGCGGCTTTAATTGAACAGGAGGATGAAAAAATGACACAGGATACATTTAATAAGCTGATGAGCACATGGCAAGAACAAAATGACCCGCTTTACAGGACGCTGGAGGAAGTTCCGGCATACTGGAAGGATGATGCAGCCGCCCTTGCCAAGGCAGGCGCTATCAAGGGCGACGGCGTGAACAGTTTCGGCGTTCGGGCAAGTACTTTGAAAGCGGCGATTATCTGCATGCGGTATATGAACAGCAAATAACGGTTAGTTGCAAGGGCTACGCCCCGGTTCAACCGCTATGTATTAAGCCCGTCGATGGATTTTTCTGTCGGCGGGCCTTTTTTCATAGAACACCCCATCAAAACGCATGGATTTTGTCCGTATAGCGAGGAGGTGGTTCTTCGTGACGAAGGAACAAAAAAGCCAAATTACCGACCTGCGGAAGAAAGGTTGCGGATATGCCACCATCGCTAAAACTACTGCGCTTTCTGTCAATACGGTCAAGAGCTTTTGCAGGCGCAATGGCCTCGCGGGAAGGTTTGCGGACAGTTCCACGCCGGTTTGTGCGTTCTGTGGTGGAACTCTTGAGCAGCGCCCCAAGACCAAACCGAAACGCTTTTGCTCGGAAAGCTGCCGCCGCGCATGGTGGAAGGTACACCCGGAGGCTGGCGTTAAGAAGGCGTATTACGAGAAGGTCTGCGCATATTGCGGAAGACCATACATCGTATACGGCAGGCAGGTAAGCAAGTATTGCTGTCTTGATTGTTCTCACAACGCCCGGAAAGCAGAGGCGAACGCATGACGCGGGAGCGAAGACAAGCCATCATGGCATATAAGTCCACCGTTGCCGTGTTCAGGAAATGGCTTTCCTACGGGCTGATCTCCCAGACGGATTACAGCAGGATCGAACGGATAATCGCCGAAAAATATGGGCTGTCTTCGTGCAGCATATGGCGCGAATCGCCTTGACTTCCCTCACCTTTAGAGCGAATATGTAATTCCTGAAGGAGGTGGAGAGTTTGTGGCAAACAGTAAAATAACGCGGGTGGTTTTCGCAGCCCCCACCGCGCCGGTACCAAAGCGCGTCGCGGCATACGCCCGCGTATCTTCCGGCAAGGACGCGATGCTGCAATCCTTGTCGGCGCAGGTCAGCTATTACAGCGAGCTGATTCAAAAGCACGCAGGCTGGCAGTATGTCGGCGTTTACGCCGATGAGGCGAAAACCGGTACCAAAGACAGCCGCGAGAACTTTCAGCGCCTTTTGCATGATTGCCGCAGCGGATGCATCGATATGGTAATAACAAAATCTATATCGCGCTTTGCGCGGAATACGGTCACGCTGCTGGAAACGGTGCGGGAGCTGAAAGCGCTCGGCATCGACGTGTTTTTCGAGGAACAGAATATCCACAGTATAAGCGCCGACGGCGAGCTGATGCTGACCATTCTCGTGTCATATGCGCAGGAAGAAAGCCTATCGGCCAGCGAAAATCAGAAATGGCGCATCAAGCGGAATTTTGAGGAAGGGAAACCGTGGGACTGCACCATGTTCGGTTACCGGGCAAAGAACGGCGTTTTTGAAATCGTTCCCGAAGAAGCCGAAACGGTGCGGCTCATCTTTTCGTGGTATCTCGAAGGCCTCGGCAAGCAGGCCATCGCCAACCGGTTGAACGAGATGGGCGTGTCAACACGCTTCGGCAGGTCGTGGCATCAGGACACCATCGGCAAAATGCTGCGCAACGAAAAATACGCCGGAGATTTGCTTCTGCAAAAGACTTTCCGCACCGACTGCCTGAGCAAGCGGACGCAGATCAATCGCGGCGAGCTTCCCATGTATCATGTTCAGAAAGCGCACGAGCCAATTATATACCGGGCAACATTCGATGCGGTGCAGAAAGAAATCGCCCGCCGAGCGGCAAGAGTACAGGTTAAGCCGGGCGCGGTCACGGCGTTTACCGGCAAAATACAATGCGGCGTCTGCGGCAAAAACTACCGCCGCAAGACCACGCATTCTGGCGTGGTATGGATATGCGCCACGTTCAATATCAAAGGTAAAAGGCACTGCGCATCCAAGCAAATACCGGAAGAGACGCTCAAGGCCGTATCCGCCGACATTCTCGGCACCGTCGCTTTTGACGACGGCGCATTTACAGAGCGTGTTTCGCATATTACGGCGCTGCCAAACAACATGCTGGAATATCATTTGTCAGGCGGAAGCACAAAAATAATGCAATGGCCAGACCGCTCGAGGCGGGAAAGCTGGACGAACGAAATGCGTCAGGCGGCGCGGGAGAAAATGCTGAGGAGGAACGGCACATGCCACGAACAGTAACAGTGATACCGGCGTCGGTCACCTCGCGCTTTTCCAACCTCGCCGTTTCGGTTCCCAAACAGCGCCGTGTCGCCGCGTATGCCCGCGTTTCCACGGACAGCGAAGAGCAGCAGACCAGTTATGAGGCGCAGGTTGATTACTATACAAGATATATTAAGGAGCGTCCTGATTGGGATTTTGTGTCCGTGTACACTGATGAGGGCATAACGGCGACGAATATAAAACGCCGGGACGGTTTCAAGCAAATGCTGCAAGACGCGCTCGACGGCAAGATAGACCTCATCGTCACGAAATCGGTCAGCCGCTTTGCCAGAAACACTGTGGACAGCCTCACCGCCATACGGAAGCTGAAGGAAAAGAACGTGGAGGTGTACTTTGAAAAGGAAGGTATTTGGACATTCGACGCCAAGGGCGAGCTGCTGATTACGATCATGTCAAGCCTCGCGCAGGAGGAAAGCCGTTCCATTTCTGAAAACGTCACATGGGGCAAGCGCAAGAGCGCGGCGGACGGCAAAGTCTCGGTTGCCTATTCGCATTTTCTCGGATACCGGAAGGGAGAGAACTGCACGATGCAGGTGGTTCCGGAGGAAGCGGCTATTGTCCGGCAGATTTATACGATGTTCCTGAAAGGCATAACACCGTATGCCATCGCGGCGGCTTTGACGGAGCAAGGCGTCCCTACGCCTACCAAGAAAAAAACGTGGCAGCCATCAACGGTTTTGAGCATACTTTCCAATGAAAAATATAAGGGCGATGCGCTGTTGCAAAAGACCTTCACCACGGATTTTCTTAC